GCCTATTCAAGGTAATTCAGTATGTACTCAGATAATCTGCATAGATTCTAATGAGTCTATAGAGTCATGTATGGAATTACCTGCAGGGCTTAATCCTCAGCAAGTCGGATCTGCAGTGACTTACTTTAGAAGATATACTCTGAGTAGTATCTTATGCTTACAATCAGTAGATGATGATGCTAATCTAGCTAGTGTACCTGTTAAGGCAGCTAAGCCTGGACTATCTAAAGAAAGATTTGAGGAGGCACTTGTATCTATTCAAGATGGTAAGTTTACTATCCCTAAGCTAAGAGAGACCTTTGAGCTTACAGATTTACAACTTAAAGCACTCATGCTACTATGAAATGGCATCCATCTTCACTCGGCAAACTAATGACAGCATCTCGGACTAAGTCTGAGGTGCTATCTGAAACTACTAAGAGCTACATTAGAGCAGTAGCTAAGCAGGATTTCTACGGTTATAATGTAGAGCTGAATAACAAGTATATTAATAAGGGTATAATGCAGGAGAATGATTCTATTGCTCTATTTAACACTGTACACTTTACTAACTACTCTAAGAACACTGAGAGACTGAATAACGAATGGCTCACAGGAGAGGCTGATATAGTTCTAGATGACCAAATAGTAGACATAAAGACATCATGGTCATTAGAAACGTTCCCTGCTACCTCAGAGGAGGGTGTGAATAAAGATTATGAGTGGCAGCTAAGAGCTTACATGATGTTATATAATAAGAACTATGCTAGTCTAGTCTATTGCATGGTCTCTACTCACCCATCTCTACTGAATGAATGGGAGAACTTATCACTCCATCAGGTAGATCACATAGCTCCTGAGAAAAGAATCACTACTCTACTCTTCACTAGAGACTTAGATCTAGAGGTATTGATAAAAATACAGTTGCATCACTGCACTGAGTACTATGTTAAGTATATTAATCAATTAAATAATAAATAAGATGGAACGAAAAGAAACTAAAAGCTGTACTTTATATTTAATTGGTAAAAAAGATACTGATTTTGTAAAAATTGGCATTTCTTCACAGCCTGAACAAAGAGTTAAAAATTTACAAATTCAATATCCTTATGATGAAATTGAATTATTAGCAAAATTTTATTTTGCTATGCCTGCTGATAAATCAAGAAGATATGCAAAAGATATAGAAAAAAAATTACATGATATTTTATATCATAAAAGAATACAAGGTGAATGGTTTGTTTTAAGACATGATCAAATTTTAACAACTTTTAATTTTATACAGATATGTTTTAAACTTTCTTATAGTGGTAAAATGGAAGCCTTAAGAGAGAGAATTGATAACTATAAAGGTAAAGCTATAATTTTTAGCCCTACAAAAGATAACGAACCTTATTTTTTTAATTAATAATTTTAAACAACAATAACATGAGAGTTCAATTCTATGAGGCTGCTTTGATTGCAGCCATGCAAGCACTAATACATAACAATCCTGGCATCAGTGCTAAATATGCAGCTAAAAAAGCTGTGGAATATGCTACTGAGTTAACTATACTAGAGTATGGTGTTTCTAATCCATTCCCTGACAAAGTAGTATGACCGAAAAAACCATGGCAATGATCCTAGCACTAGTAGTCTATGGATTGATAATAATAGGTATGTATAATTTAATAACAACTATAATATGAATGAGTACAAAGTGAAAGGACTTATCAAAGTGATAGGCGAGACAGTACAAGTTACTGAGAAGTTCTCTAAGAGAGAAGTAGTAATAACAGTAGAGGATGGCAAATATCCTCAATACATTACCCTACAGGCTACAGGAGACAAAACATCTCTACTAGATGGCTGTAGAGTAGGTGAAGAGGTGGAAGCATCATTCAATCTGAGAGGTAGAGAATGGCAGGATAAGCATTTCAACTCATTAGAGTTATGGAAGATTGATCTATTAACTGCAGCTGCAACTCATGTACCTGATAATCCTGCAGATGATCTCCCTTTCTAAAGGTGAGAGCTTAAAGGACTTTATGATTAAAGAGACCAAGTCTAAGCTCACCAATAGATACAAGCTCAGTCATTACGCTGAGGATATCGGAGTCTCTTACTGCTCCATTTGGAGATTCACTAATGGTAAGGCTGTGAATGAGCAGTTCTATCTCAAATGGTGGAAAAATTATCTAAATAATCAATAACTTTATGGCAGTCTTATGGCTGCCTTTGTTATTTTTGCGTATGAACATACTAACCTACATTGCAATATCATGGTTTCTAGTAAACTTTGAGCCATTACAGCTACTGATTGATTCAATCTATAGCAAATTCAAACCTAGCATTCTAGCAATGTATCTACATTCCTCTGCTACCTGTATCAAATGCGTATCTTTTTGGCTAACATTAATCTGCACCTGGTCTTTTGTTCAGGCAACTATTGTGGCTCTATTGTCGTTTATACTACAGGAATGTTTACAGAAGCTGAGCAAGTAATAATACAACAGGTGTTCAGTCTACCTGAGAAAGAGCAATCCTATAAGATTCATCTATTAAAACTCAAAGCTATTAAAGATAGGCTAGTTAGTTATGAGAAAGAATGCTTTTGTGGTGGAGTAAGGAGGAAGATATGGCTTAAGGATTTCAAGCAATGGTATGAGACCTATACTTGACCAATACATAGCAGCTCACTACAAAGAGATAAGGAAATATACTAACTATTTTCTAGTAAGAATGAAATCTACAATATCTGCCGATGCTGTAATAAATAACTCTTTTTTATATTTATGTAATATAGATATAGAGGTGACTGATCCCGGTAAGGTGAAAGCATATCTATTAAATACTATTAAGATGCAGATTCTATGGTCAACATCACTAACTAATAGGCAAGAGAGAGTGACAGCTACAGACAGTACTATGCCGATAGTAATGGATGATGATACGGATTTATACGATAAGATACGAGATGATATGCAGTATCAGAACAACATGGCAGTGATAGAGACATATAGAGGGAGGATTACAGATAGGATTAAGCTGATAGTGTTCCAATGTTACTTTGATAAAGGATACAGTACAGCTAGAGCAATGGCAGAATATTTCAGAATACCTGTTACATCTGCTCATTATTGGATACAAGAGATAAAAACCGATTTAAAACAACTAAGAGATGAAAATTAAAGATGAATTTATTGGAGCTAAGATCTCCCACAAAGGTAACAGGATTACTTTAGATGCTAATAGATATGATTACTTTGTAACTATAGGTCTAGGCTATATGTTTGAAGAGCCTACGGTATCTGAGCCTAAAGTAGTGAAGTATAAAGCAGTCAAAGGACCAATACCTACTCCTGTAGTAGATGAGCCTGTAGTAGAGGAGGAGGACAATGGGCAGGACTAAACTAATAGAGACTCCTGAGAAGCTAATGGAGATATTTGAGGAGTATAGAGCTTATACTCTAGACAATCCTAGACATAAATGGGTGCTATCACAAAAGACTGCAGAGATGGTGGCAGAGCCTTTGAGAGTACCTTTGACATTAGATGGCTTTCAAGTATTCTGCTATAATAACTACTCAGATGTTCACCATTATTTAGATAATACTGATGGTAGATATTCTGACTATGGGACAGTCTGTTCACATATAAAGAGAGAAATCAGAAACGATCAGATACAGGGTGGCATGGTTGGTCAATACAATCCATCCATCACTCAGAGACTAAACAATCTAACTGAGAAATCAGACATCACTACCAATGGTAAGGATATCTCTGAAATCAAAGTTAACATCATCACTAGTGCAAAGGATTGAGATGATGTGTCAAGCTGTTGAGGCTTACATCTATTCTAAGAAAGGGGTAGCTATAAAGATTAACAGGATAGCAATTATCAGTGATGCTAGGCAGATGGAGATGCTAGCCTATGCTTATGCTTATGCCAATGGAGATAGATAGTACAGTTATATTTCAAAAGAACTATGCAGCTCTCACTGATCCTGCACTAAGATTCATTATCAATGAGGGTGGGAGTAGAAGCTCTAAGACCTACAGTCTTTGTCAGATGCTAATAGTCTACTGCTATCAGAATAAGAATAAGGTAGTATCAATCATTCGTAAGACATTCCCTGCACTGAGAGCTACAGTCATGAGGGACTTTCTAGAGATCATGAAGAGCATGGACATCTATGAGATAAGCAATCATAACAAGTCAGAGCATATCTACTCATTCCCTAATGGATCTATAGTAGAGTTCTTTAGTGTAGATGATGAGCAGAAGATAAGAGGTAGAAAGAGAGATGTGGCATGGTGTAATGAAGCCAATGAATTGTTCTATGATGACTTTACTCAGCTGAACATGAGAACAGAAGACAAGCTAATCTTTGATTACAATCCATCTGAGTCATCATCCTGGCTTTATGACCTACCAACTGAGGAGAGCATACTGATTAAGTCTACCTACAGGGACAATCCATTCCTACCGGATAGCATTAAAAAGCAGATAGAGGACTTGAAGAGAACTGATGAGGCAATGTATCAGATATATGCTCTAGGGGAGAAAGCTATCTCTAAGAGTAACATCTACTCTAATTGGACATTCATGGCTCATAGACCAACTAAGTTCGTAAAGTATGTCTATGGCTTAGACTTTGGATACAATCACCCTACTGCTCTAGTGAGAGTGTACTACTGTGACAATGATATCTTCATTGAGAAGGTAATCTATGAGAGCTACCTCACCACTACTCAGCTGATAGAGAAGATGGATGCATTGAATGTGGATAAGAATATAGAAATCATGGCAGACTACTCAAGACCTGAGATAATAGCAGAGATGAATACTGCAGGGTATGATGTGCATAATGCTAACAAGGTAGTGAAGAAAGGCATAGATAACATTAAGACCTTCGGAGTATTTTGTCAGGAGGATAAGCAGATAATGAAAGAGTATGAGAACTATAAGTGGAAGAAAATAGGAGACCAAATCATGGATGAACCTGTGAAGCTGTATGATGATGCTATGGATGCAATACGATATGCTACCACTTACATCAGGCAGGAGTATTATACTGATGACTCATACTATTCGTTCTAAACAAAAACCTATCTTAATGTAATATAGTTATGAGTAATGATATACTTAGAGACATTGCTACAGCATATTCAGTAGGGACTTATCCCCCATTGAATGAATCTTACATATTTGCTATAGCTAATCATTATGGTATAGATATAGCTAACTCTAAAGATTTGATAGGAGATATACTATCTGTAGTAGGTGGAGATCCTGGTACATCAGATGATTACCTTATGAATATAGTCTTAGAGTTAGGAGGTACAGTTACAATCAATGCTAATTGGATAGAGGCATGGCTATTGGTAGCAGGGGGAGGTCCTCCAGCAACTGACAACAGAGTAACTGAGATTAGTGATCAAAGAATAACAGAAGATAACGACAACAGAGTAATACAATAAATTATGGCAGATAAAAAGATTAGTCAATTAACAGCAAAGGGTACACCTATAGCAGCTACTGACTTAGTAGAAATTAGTGAGAGTAATGGTGCAGGTGGCTATGTGACAAAGTCAGTGACAGGTGCTAACATCTTAGCTTCAAAGCAGGATACTTTAGTTAGTGGTACAAACATTAAGACCATTAATGGTAGCTCTGTTTTAGGCAGTGGTAACTTAGTAGTGACTCCAGGTGTAGCATCACTCACAGCAACATCACCTGTAGTAGCTACAGGAACTAGTACTCCTGTTATTAGCTTAGCTTCAGCTTATGGAGATACTCAGAATCC